GAAAAAATTTCTGCTATGGCATCTAGTAAATTAACTGGTACTGTTTCTCAAAGTCAAATTGCTGACCAAGCAATCAATGAAGCCAAGTTACAAATAAGTAACGCACCAACAAACGGATATATGCTTACAGCACAATCTGGTAATACTGGTGGACTTACTTGGGCTGAAGCTGGAGGTGGAACTTTAGAATTAATTTCTACTCATAGTCAAACTTCTGGTGTTAGTTCAATTACAATGAATAATTTGTTTTCAACTACTTACAATGTTTATAGAGTATTTATAAGATATTTAAGACCACAAACGAATGATACGGAAGTCAGAATGCAAATGCTTGACACAAGTGGAGTAAGAACAAATACTGCTTATAGATATGCAGTTTTAAGAATTAGAGATGGAGGAGAAGATAATTACCATAATAGCGGTAACACTTCTTTTCTTTTAAACGCAGGTACTTATAATTCTGAACAGCAAGGTGGTGCAAACTTTGATATGACTATTCGTACTTTTAGAAGTGCAACAGGAGATCAGTACACTTTTAATATGGATTATAGAAGTGCTACTGCAAGAAATAATAATCAAGCATCTACTTTTATTGGTAGTGGACATTACAACGAAAAAAATAGTGATCATCCAGCTAACGGATTAAAATTTTTTATGGATAGTGGAAATATAGATAGAGTATTTATTTCTGTGTATGGTGTGAAAGGGGCAGTATAATGAGTAAGGTTGCTATAACAGATGCTAAAACAGGTCAAACAATAATTCGTGATGCAACAGCAGAAGAACAAAATGAAATTGATGCAAGAAATGCAATAGATAAAAGACTAGATAAAATAAAACAATTAAGAAAAGAACATTTAGAAGCTACTGATTGGTGGGTTTTGCGTGGTAATATGACAGATGCACAAACTCAATACAGACAAAAGCTAAGAGATATACCTTCCGATTACGACAGTTCTAAATATGATGCTTTACTTGCTAGAGAAACAGATGAAAGTAAAAATACTTTTGGACAATTAACACATTCAATTTGGAGTAAACCATGAGCTTAGTTAAATTAAATGCAAGATCAGCAACAGCACTAGACGCAACAGTATTAACTGGTAATTTACCAGCTATTAGTGGAGCTAGTTTAACTGGGATTAGTGCAGAAACTAACTCACCATATTTTGATATTAAATTAGCTTCAAATGTAACTAGTAAAAATAATAATACTTGGTATTATCTTGGTTATTCTGCAGGGTTTGGTACTCAAGTAAATGAAAATGTTGGTAGTGGTTGGGATAATTCAACAGGATATTATCAAGCACCAAAAGCTGGTCGTTATTATTTCTTTATAAAACAAGGTTGTTCTGGAACTTCAACTCATTCTGGTTATGATATTGGATTTTCTAAATTACAAAAAGCAAGTGCTGGTAGTACAAGTTTTTCAGACATAACTAATTATCCTTCTTGTCGTAATGGTACTAGACCTGGTAATGAAGGTCATTGTACAGGTACAGTTCAATTTATAATAAATCTTACAGTTGGAGAAAGAATAATTTTTGGTGTTCATGTTTACTCTGGTGGCAGTCAAACAAACTGGCAGTGGGCTAATAGTGACACTAGATGGGGTGGAATGTATTTAGGAGCATAATATGAGTGATAAAAGTATAAACGAAAAAGTAAAATTATATTTAGGTAGAGAATACAATCCTGAAAATGGAGAAAGAGAAGTAGAGTTTGAACAGAAAAAAAATGACCCTACAGTAATTTCTTTTTGGTCAGATAAACTTGAAAAACCTAAACCAACACAAGAGGAGTTAGACGCATTATGATTAATCCTTGTGGCTGTAATGGAAGCTGTGTTTGTGGTAAATGAAAACATTATTTATAGTTTTAATTGCAATAACTTTTGTTGCTGTATCAACTGACGTAAAATCTGCTGATACAAATACTGTATCATCTACTGTTGTAACTAATTCTACACCACCAACAGCTAATGCTCCTAGTGTTGTAGTAAATAATTCTGATGTATGTAAAACAGCAGCTTCTGCTAGTATTCAAACACAGGTATTAGGATTTGCTTCAGGAATTACAATCACTGATGAAAATTGTGAGAAAATAAAATTATCTAGATCTCTATATGCTATGGGTATGAAAGTAGCTGCAGTAAGTTTATTGTGTAGTGATCCTCGTACTTTTGATGCAATGTGGAACGCTGGTACTTACTGTCCTTATAGAGGAAGTATTGGTGAAGAAGCTAAACAAGGTTGGGAATCTAACCCAACAGATGTACCACCTGGCAGTACTATTTTTAATACAAATATAGAACAAACTAAAGAGAAAGTAGAAAGTGATAAAGAGTTCGCAAAATTTATTATTGCTGCTATGGCTATGTATATCGGTATTCCTATCCTTTTCTAGTAAAGCAGTAGATTGTTCTACTGATACTATTGGATTATGTACTCCTACCATAGAAGAAATTATTGATGAAGTAGTTACTGAAACTATTGAACATGAAGCTGATGGCATTACCATCACAACAACTACCGAAACTACAACTACTACTACTACAGTTACTAATGAAAATTCTGGTGATATTTTAGATGGTAATAATGATTATGTTGTATCTTCTAAAGAAGGAGATATGGATATTGATTGGGGAGGTCAAGGCCCAGCTTCTATGCCAAGTGGTAATTCATGTGGTCAATTAGGCACAGATAAATGTGCTATGATTACTGGATCAGGTAATAGCACTTCTACTATGGGAGTATCTGGTATGGGTACTACATTTATAAATACGGTAAATGTTTCTGATCTTAACATTAAGCACGGAGGTAGAACTAATTATTCTATTAAAGTAGATAAACAAGATGCTAGTGATTCTATCTATATGCATATTACAGGTAAAGATGGCAGCACTAATGTATTTTCAGGAACTGATATTCTTTCTGCAAGTGGTACAGCTAGTGGTTATCAAACATATGAAAGTGGTTTTGATTTTAGTGGATCAATAACTACTGTTATAATTGAAATTGGTGGGCGTGATATCAATATGGCAATCGGACCAATGTTTGATGATGTGTCTATTAATGTACTTTATAATGTAATTAATACTATTGTTACTGAAACAATTACTTCTGTAGAAATGTTTATTGCATTAAATGTAGATGTTAGTGATGAAATTATTAATGTTGTTGAAGATGTATTTGAATCTAATGATATTGTAGAAACAGATATAGGAATAGATTTTCAACCCATAGAAATAGAAGATGTTAATTATAATACTGTAGAAATTGAAATAGCTGAAATAGAAATTGAAATACAAGAATTAGAATTAGAGATTGAAGCTACTATAGAAGAAGCTATTGAAACCAATATACAAGAAACAGAAGTAGAACCAGAGGTACAACTAGATGAGAAGCCAGTTGAAGAAGTAGAAGAAATAGAAGATACGACTGTAGAAAAAGTTGAGACAGTAGAAAAAAAACCAGAGCCGAAAGAAGAAACAAAACCACAAAAGGAAGAACAACCAAAAAAAGAAGTAGTTTCATCAAAAGAGAAAGCTGCTAAAAAGATTGTTAAATCTATGGGTGATAAAAAGAAATATGATTCTATTAATCAAATGAAAACCTTAATTGTTATGCAAGTATTAGGCAATACCAAGACTTTTTTTGATAGTCAAAAGGAATTGAATGATAGAGAAAATTTTTTTTCCAATGTGAGTATACCTGATGCAGTTATTAGTGATAATAACATTGCTGGTTATTTGCTTTTTGGTGGAAGTGATGGTTTAATGCAAGAAATGATAGATAGTCAATGGCAGAAGTAGAACTAGGTGGAGTAAAATTTAGAGGTGGCAAAATTTTTGTTATCCTTACAGCACTATCAACATTAGGTGGTGCATTGTGGGGAGGATTTGAGTTTTATAAAGATTATGAATCTATGCGTAAAAAAATTACGTCATACTCAGCTCCTGATTTATCAGGATTTGATAAACGTTTAGATTTAATACAACAAGAAGTTACTATGATGCAATCTGAAATGACAATGATACTTAATGAGGTAGCATTAGTTGCAGATGTAGCTAAAGAATTAAAGAACGATTTAAAATCTGATGTTCGTAGAATAGAAACTATTGTAGAAGATGTAGAGCAACGAGTTAAAGAAGATGCTCGTACTAATGAGAAAGAACTTAAAGAAACTATTAATAGTATTGATGATGATGCAGCTAAACTTGAAGAAGAATTAACTTCTGCTATGAGTAAGTTAGATAAGAAAGTTACTGATAGCATTATTAAACTTGAAGAAGATGTTGATAAAAGAATTAAAATGACTTTAGACAATCCTCTTTCGCAGTTGAAATAATGTTTAAAATATTTGCTATGATCTGTATGCTTAATGTAGGTGAGCTAGATCAAACGCTTTGTTTTAAAGGTGAAGTACCTTTACATTTTAAAGATAATTTAGAATGTAATTTAGCAAAAAATAATTTAGCAAATTATCTTGATTCTGATATGAAAGAAAGAAGATTAACTGTTATATTTAGATGTGGTAGTAGAGGATCTGATGTCTAATTGGGAACAGCAATACATACAGATAACTAAAACTCTTGATGAGATTAAGTCTGATGTTCGTGCTAATAAAGAAGAAGTTTCCCAGTTAAAACAAGAAATGGCTACTGGTAGAGGAGCATTAAAAGCTGTAGCTTGGATAGGATCTATTCTTATTATTATCTTTACAACCTTGAAGTTATTTAATTATAACGGTTAAATGAAATTTAAAGGACACAAAGTCCTTGTCATTGGTGATACCCATGACAGTCCAAACATTCCTAAGAATAGGTTTCATTGGATTGGTAAGCACATTCGTAAATCAAAACCAGATTATATTGTTCATATAGGAGATTTTTCTAGTTTAGATTCTCTTAGTTTTTTTCAAAAAAATAGTACACAACAAGGTAAATTAAAAGATGCTTTTATGGTAGATATATCATCTATGCGTTCGGCTTTAAAAATTTTAGATAAATATATTAAAGATTATCCTAAACATTTTTGTATGGGAAACCATGAGCTGCGTATACATAGATTTGAAGAAAATATACCTGAAATAGAAGGTATGATGAAACATCAATTATATTCTTCATTTGAGGAATACGGTTGGAATGTATCTGAATATGGTGAATTTAAATTTATAGCTGGTGTAGGCTTTGTTCATGCACCATTAAATATAATGGGCAAAGAATATGGTGGTAAAAACGCTGAAGTACAGATAGGAAATGACAGTATACATGACTTAGTATTCGGTCATACGCATAAAGCTAGGGATTGGAAGGCTATTAAGATAGGGTACGACAAATGGGTAAGGATCGTAAATGTCGGTTGCTCTTTGCCTTATGGTCATATAGAAGAATATGCTAAGTTAAATATGAATGGCTGGTCTTGGTGTATTACTGAGCTGGGCATTTGGGATAACCATGTCCAAGAAGTAAATTTTATTTCTATGGATAGATTAGAGAGGGAATATGATTAAAAATTTGTTGAATAAATTAAATCTTTATTCATTAAGTCGTAAAGGTAAAATTGCAGTAGGTGTACTAGTAATTATTATTTTAATGATTTTATATAATATGGTGTTTTAATGTTAGGTGGTCTACCAGTAGAAATGATTACTATGCTTGGCAGTTCTTTGTTGGGTGGTTTTATGTCTATATGGTCGCAATCAATTAAAGCAAAACAAGACGAACAGAAAATGTTATTGGCAAGAGCTGATAACCAAATGAAACATATTAGCGATGCTAGAAATTTTGATAACAAAGGTTTTCAATTTACTCGTAGGATCATAGCATTGACTGCTGTGTTTTTTATTATTGCCTGGCCGAAAATTGTTCCAGTATTTTTCGATACTTCAGTATGGTTAACATGGACAGAATTTTCTAGAGGATTTCTTTTTTTAATAGAAAAGAAAGAGATAGTTATGGATAAAGAATTTTTTGGTGTGGTAATTACTCCATTAGACACTCATTTGATGTCAGCTATCATTGGACTATATTTTGGAGGAAGTTTAGTTAAAAAGTAGCTCATAATTGAGCATACAAAGGGTAATTGTACGGTTTAGGTACAATCACACACAAGAGTTTCATTATCCTCCCATTAATGAAAAAAGGGGGTTTATAGATATATCAGCTATATTCCCCCTATTTTAATACTCGCGATATAATTATAGAGTAATTAAAAAATTAAAAACAACCTCTGGCATCATATCAGTATGAGAAAGGAGGCTCCCTACCATGTCTAAGTATTAAACTTTTTATTATAGCATCTAATACAATACCAATCACAGGATTCAGCTCTGTTTTGATTAGTAGGAATAAATGCTATAAGATTATCTTGTATATATTTTTTATCACAAGAAGAACATTCATAAAAACTAGAACGGGATATCTTCTGTTGGATCTTCTGTTCTGCTGTTAGTTTGCGTTGAAACTTTAGAACTGCCACTTTGTCCTCCAATCATTTTAAGTACACCTTTATATCTAGGTATAATAATTTCGGTTACATATTTGGTTTCACCATTGTGGTCATACTGTCTAGTTTCTACTTGACCTTCTATGTATAACATAGTTCCTTTTTTAACATATTGCTCTATTGTTTTTGCAATGTTAGGATCCCAGCATACAAGTCTATGCCATTGTGTTTTTTCTTGCCACTCACCAGATTTATTTTTAAATCTTTCTGAAGTTGCTAATGAAAAACCAGCAAACTTTTCTTCTCTGGTAGATACTTTTACTTCAGGATCGCTACCAACACGACCTAATAGGATTACTTTATTTATCATCTAATACTCCTTCTATATTATTTAAAGCAGTGTAAGCACTTCTTACATGCCATCTTATATCAGCTTTATTAATTGTTAAAGCTCTATCAGTATTTTCTTGGGTTTTTACATCACTGTCTACACCTTTTATAAAGGCAAATAACAAATGAAATAAATCCATTTCACCTACTGTTTTATATTCTTTTTTACTATTAGAATAATATTCAGCTTCTATTGGTGGTATTAATTTAGTTGGTATTTTATGTCCTTGTAATACCAATGAATGTAATAAATCATTTACTGTCATACTTCCTCCTATATTTGATAGATGACTTCATCATCTTCTAGTTCTCTTGTAGTTACATTAAATTCTTTTAATATTTTATTTAATTCTTCTGCTGTTAAATCTTTATCACAAGAATAAATAACAAAAGATTTATCATAAACTATTGGATGTTTAAATTTATCTTTATAATTCATAGTTACTCCTTTTAGTTGCGTACAGGCAATGAGAACATCATGCCCAATAACTGACCTGTACGCTATCCCCAGTTATTAGGCGACTATGTAGTTTTAGTAACTTTGGTTGGATCTGATTTGTTAGAATATTTTTCTTCTAACTTTTGAACATATTTTGAATCATCAAATTTGCCCATAAATATATCAGAACAAAGTCCTAAGTGACTGAACGCTTTTGTTAATGCATCTGTCATAGCTTTCTTTGGTGCTTCGTCATCTAATGCACCAGTTTTTCTATACATTTTTAAAGGTGAACAAACTGGCCCATAGAAATCCCAAAAACCTTCTTTGTTTTTATTAATTGCTACTGATACTTCAGCAGCTACAACAGCAGTTTGATTACTGTCCATACCATGATAAGTATAATCAACTCGGTATGTCCAACCAGTACCTACTGGGCCAAACTGTTCTGTCATTTTCATAATCTGCCATTGTGGATCAATAGTAGTTATTTCACCAAAACCTTTATTGATGCGTTTAGTAAATCTAGGATCAGTTTCTTTTAAACTATCCCATACATTTCTTTTATCTGTTGTCATTGTACCTCCATACTTTAGTGTTACTACCGAAACTATTTTTTCTTCTATTACCAGAATCTATTATATATTCCAATAACTTAAGCTCGGTAAATCGTGGTCTAATTGATAGTATACTTTCTGATAATAGTGCTGCTACTTCTTCTGGTGTAGCACCATAATTACCTGAATTTTTTACTATATCTAGACATTCTGTTCGCAGATTAGCTGCTCTAGAATTTATTTTTTTGGCTGCCTCTTTGCTAGTTGAGTTTTCCTTGTAACCAGCCGTCAGAGGATATTTCTTCTCCAAAGTGATTCTCGATGTCTTGTTCATTATTTATTCTCCCCATAAGATCGAAGTCAATATATTCTGGTGGCTGTATGTTATTCATCACATGAAACCAAAATAAATGACAAGCGATTTCTAATTTTTTCTGAAAAGGTTTATCCTTTTCAATAGTAAAAACATTATAACCTAAATTACCTCTTAACACAGATAGCACAGCTTTACTAAAACCTGTTACCATCATGTAGTGTTGTACTTGAGGATAATATTTATCTATAATATTTTGATCTTTAACAAATGCGTTTACATGTTTAGCTTCAAAGACTTTGCCTTTTGCTACTCCATCTAAACTACCATAGATGTAATCATATTGTGGGTGTGTAAATATATTACCTATATTAACAACTCTTTCTCCACTAACCTCTTGATACCATCTTCTGTTAAATTCTTCTGTAAATATTCCAAGTTGAACTGGCAATACACTTGAAAGATCTTTCCTTTCGACTGCACCAGTTTTCTCAAGCCAAAGGTCTTTCCACTCTCCAGCAACAAGACGGATTGCATCAGTACCTCCAATGCCTGTTGGTCTTTCGGGTGGTTTAAGTTTTCCATTTCCTTTTCCCATCTAGTCAGAGCTCCTTTCTCTAATTTGTTGTCGTCTGTATACATTTCGTTGATCTCTCTCCAAATCCCTAGTTGACTTCCCATGTTTGTATCTTCTCCATATATAATCTTCAATTGGTTTTACTTTACGATTATCAGCCACACGCTGACTCATATAATGTTTGGCAAAATATCTATACATATCTGATTCTAAATATTGTATAGCCAATACCATAACAAAATTTTGTAGACTACGCTTTCTATCTATATGGTCTTGATGTTTCGATGGTAGTCTGATGTTCAATTTCTGTAATTGCTTTCCTAATGCTTTCAGCAGAGTTATTCCCATATTCTTTCTCCAGTATATTTGTTAAATACCAAATTGCTTTCAGTATATCTTGTTCTTTATTTTTTTTCCTATGTCTGCGAATATATTTTACAGCATTTCCTTCACAAAAATCTAAACCCCAAGCTCTTATCAATTCGGTTAGTTCTGGTTTATTGTTATGGTAATAACTAGGACTTGTTTTAGTCATTTAATTCCTTTCATTGTTAAATATTTAGGGTAATCATTTTCAAATGCTTCCATCATATCTTCATACTTTTTTATTAATTTATTTATTTTAACACCAGTATCTTCTACATTATCATCTAAAGATATTACTACTGGTTTTAGTTCTTTTAATTCATCTATGAATGTTAGTATTTCAATCATTTTTCCCCCATTTATTCATATGACATTTGCCACAATACCAATATATGCCATCGCCATATACTAAATCATCACCCTTGCAGCTACAGCCACTCGGTTGATTTTTTTCTTTATATATAAGTTTATTATGTGGCGTTAATGTGTCGAAGTGTGTTCCGACTTTAATTCGGTTTCTTTTGGTTTTATTTTTATATGACATTCTAACGCATTGGCCCAACAACAAAATAGAAATCCACTAGGTTTTCTTATACCTACTTCCCATTTAGATACTAGACCTCTAGCACAACCAATCATTTCATCAAGCCTTGATTGTGATAAACCTAGGTTTTTTCTGCGTTCTACAAATTGTGGTATAACTGTGTCAAAGAATATACCTAGTTCTTTATTAGACATATCTTTTAATATCTGAATATAGTTCGGTTTGTCAAGATACGCTGGGGAATATGTTAAGCTCTAACGCTTATTATATATTCCCCTATAAAGAAAAGAAGGCTTTAGGTATTCTTAGAAGTTTCCTCATTAACTTAAAGTTAATGTTCACGACTTTTCTTTAACCATTGGGGGAGTAAAGTTTTCCATGGCTAACCATGTGAGATTATTACTCCCTAATTCTACTATATACTTTCTTTGTAGGCAGTATACTACCTGTGAGTAGCTAGCTCACTTGAGTTCTGTAGAATGTTCTTAGTATTCACTAGCTTTCATTATAGTGAGTACTCTAACTGTTTTATTTGGATCAGTTTTATCAGGACTAAGATATTTCATATCATTATCATAATAATCTATTTTCCAATTATATCTTTCTTTCTTAAAGTTAAATGCACCAAAATCTTTTTCACCATAAGGGTTATTATCTTTAGTAAAGTTTCCAAAATATTTAACAGAGAAAAATACTTTTTCTTTATCTTTAAGATTTAAACCAGCAATGCCAGGTGTTAATACTATTTTGTTTTTTAGATTTTCTTTTTTAAGCATATTACCAGTAAACATATCTTTGCGTAATTGATCATTAAGATCAGCTACTTTTCTAGAATATTCTAATGTTTGTTTATTCATCTGTTGTTCCTCCAATAGATTTCATTTCATGCTCATCTTCAAATTCTACTTTCTTTAATCTTTCTTCTAATTTTAAGATAGCATTTTCACATGAAACAAGTCTTGTTTGTACTTCAATAACAACATCTGCTATTTTTTTAGTAAAAGAATAATGAATGTCTTGTACTTTTTCATTTAGTTCTTGTACTTTGTCAAAATGTTCTAATCCAGTATATGTAGATTTTTCAGTCATCTGTCCTCCTCTTTGTTTAGTTCTTTTTGAACATCACTAACACTCGGTATTAATTCATGTTCTAAATCTTCTCTTTTAGCATTATCCCATATGTCTACATTAGATTCACCATACTTTTTGATAAATTCTTCTCTTGTAGATTCTGCTGCATATTCGGTCATTTCTAAAAACCATGTACCTGTTTTACTCATGCTGCTTTTCCTTTCTTTGATTTACTATAATTTTCAATAGCATTATTAATCATTTCGGTTATTTTAGATATTGGTAGATGTTTATATATTTGGTCGTCAATCAATTCTAATAATTGACTGTTATCCATAGTTTTTATAGCTGGAATTTTCTTTTTAGCCATTATTTCCTCGCTTGTATGTATACCATAGTAATACCCACTATTACTATTATGATTATGTCTATGATAGGCATTATCTTAAACTCGCTGTATATTCGTTAATCATGTCAATAATCTGTTCTTCTTCTTCTTTTGAAGTGAAGTGATTAAATTTTTCTACTAAATCTTTATTAACAGCCATTGCAATAGCATTTACATCTTCTTCACCATAATGTTTAATTACAAGTTCTGAAGCTGTTCTTTCAAACCATTCTTCATTTGTATCAGCTTTCGGCTCTGATTTAGGTGCAGCTTGTTTTGGTGTAAAAGCATGTAGATTGCCAAATATTTCACCAGTTGTTGGATCCCATATATTGCCATCATCATCTACATTAAATACTCTTTTCTTTAATTTAGATAATCCTTTTAATTTGCGTTCCATAACATTTAAGTCATAGATATCGCCCATAGTTTTTGCAAAGTCATCTGATATAAATAGTCTGTAATACCAAACACCTTTACGCTTAGCAGCTCTATATAGTTTACTATTCAGTAATGTGCTGCCAATCCACATACCTGATTTCCATGTAGTTCTAATCATATTTACCTCTTTCGGTTCGGTTAACATAACCTTGCATTACCACCGGATTGTGGTTATTTTAAGTTATTTTTTACCATAAGAAACGCGAGCCGAAGGCTCGCGAAAATTTTTGTAAAATCCCAGTTATGCGATAGCTGGGATTAATTCAGAAGATATAGTACCATCTTCATTATCTAAAGGTCTTTCAAGTTTACCATGGTTTTTATTATACCAATCTTTAGTTTCTTGAAGTTTCTTATTATGTATTGATGCTCTTTTCTCATCTGACATATTATCTTGTTTAACTGGATTTTTAGCTTGGTATGGTTGCCAAACTTCGCCAGTT